CCGCGTGTTGCCCCTTCTTCAGCTGTGGTGCTGCTGGATCAGACTGCTCCGGCTGCTGGGACTCCGCTGGCTGCGAGTGCAGCTGCTGCTCCTTGATTACCTCCGCCAGCTGTTGCTCCGCTGGGTTGCGGCGGCGCCGTTGCTCCACTCTGGATCGCTCCTTGTGCGAGTTGTTGTGCAACATTAGCCTGTTGCATCTGCGCTTGCTCAGCTTGTAGTTGCTGCTCGTCCTTCACTAGACCAGCAGTATCAATGCCGTCAGCCGCAGCAAAGCGACGAATCAACTCGCTTGGGTTGATGTACTGCAGAAACTGCTCAGGCCCAATGCTGGCTGCAACGGTCTGCAGGAACGTGGTAAGGCGTTGCTTGTCATTGCCCCGTCCAATTGCCTCGAGACCTGTCGTGATCTGAGGCTCAACCAACCCCTTCGGGATCTCAGGCAATTCGCCTGTCACCTCCATCAGGTGCATCACACGACGGATCAAGGGCAGCTGCAGCTCGGCAGACAACACCGAGTACACACCGCCCAACCCTTGCTCCAGCTGTTCCGCCATCAGGCGGATCTCCTCTGCCGTCACCCGTTCAGCATCCCGCTGCACGGCCTCGTTGGTGAGGAACGTGAACTGCAGCCGCCGCTCGATCAACTGCATGGTGGACAGGGCAGTGCTGAAGTCGTTGTTCTTCTGCACCTGCAGGAACTCAACGTCAGCAGCGTTGCCGGCAACGATGGCGCCGTTCTCAGCGCGAGCCAACACGTCAGCCCTGGTGGTGCCGTTGGGGTTGACGAGGCCAATGGCCTTGGCCGCGATCAGGCTGCCCTGCACGATTGCCTTGGTCAGGCTCTCAAGGCTTTGCAGGTCACCAATCACCTGCTCCACGAGGCCACGCCCGTAGCTCTCGCCGGCCACCCGGTGTAGGCGAAGTGGGATCCAGGGGTTGGTATCGAAACGGCTGAAGCCTGCAGTGCCGCGAAGCTTTTTGCCGTCGTACTCCTGGTACCACTCCACCCGATCTTCCCTGGGGTCAAGGGTGATGTGGGTGTACACGTCCTCCCGGTCATCGCTGCCCCGGTCTCCTGCCTCCGCTTCGCCTGGCTCCTTGGCCGGCATGTACTTCTCAGAGACCTGCTCACGCACCACGATCTCGGTGACGTTGCCCTCTGGGTCACGGTCAACAACAAAGCTCCGCAGGCTGTACATGCGGATGTTCTCTTTGCCCACGTACAGGAGGGCGTTGCCGCCAACCAGTAGGTGCTTGATCGCTTCAAACACAGCGTTGCGTGCCTGCAGCTGGTCCAAGCGGCGGACCACCTGACGCTCCATTGAGCTGAGCATCTGGTCCAGCTTGGTCAGGGCGCTGTCCTGCTCGCCGCCCTGCTGCTCCAGCCAGTCACGGATCTTGCCGGCATCAATGGTCAGCCGGAAGAACGGCTGGCTCGGGGGCATCAGGGCAAGCAGCAGCTTGGCGCTGAGGCTGGAGACACCACGTGCGCCTGCCCCTTGGTACAGGCTTGGGATGGAGTTGAACTGTTCACCACCCCAGCCGTAGTTCTGATCTGATTCAGGGATCAGCGTGGGGATGGTCAGGTTGCTGCCGTCAATGGCACGTCGCAGGTAGAGGGAGCGGTACAGCTCCAGGTCTTTCCAGCGGGATTGGGCGGTGGTTTCCATCAGGCGATTTGCAGGCCGGCAAGGACGGGAGTCATGGTGTTGGCGGTCAGCTCAGAGCCAATGCCACTCAGGATTGAGAGAGAGGAGAGGGTGTTGCTGTTGCTGCTGCTGGATCCGCCACTGCTACGGCTGTCGCCAACAGCAGGGGCGTCAGCAGAGGGCTGAAGGTTGGGGACAAAGGCGCGGCCCAGCGCATCGGCTTGACGCCTCTGCTCCTCGTAGGCCGCTTGCGCAGCGGCGACCTGTTGTTGCTGCAGGGCCTGCTGCTGCTGGAAGGCCTGCTGCTGGCCGATCATCATCTGCTGCAGCGAGGCTGCCTGCTGCTCAGCGCCAGCCTGGATGGCAGCCACCTGCTGAGCATTGGCGTTGGCGTCCTCGGTCGCCTTGTTTTGCCAGAAGTCGATCTGCGCCTTGGCGTCCTCTCGCTGCTGGTTGATCAGGTCAAGGATGTTGTTGTACTCGCCGTTGTTGGGCGTAGTCGCGTTGTTGTTGGCGTTGTTGTTGGTGTTGCTGTTCGCGTTGGTGGTGGTCGCTGTGCCAGCTGGCTTGGTGTACGAGAAAGTCCCGGCTGTGTTCTGAACGAACTTGTCATTGACGGGGGCCGGGGCCGGGTTGGGAATCACCCCGTAATTGATCCGAGCCTGGTCGATGTAAGGCAGCTGTGAGGTAACAGCTGCCGGGTTGTAGGTGATCTGCCCACTGGGCTTGACCGTGACCCCGGTGTTCTTCTGGGCGTTACTGCTGATCGTGACGCCCTTGGCAGCCTGGTTGGAAACAGCGACTGCAGCACTGCCACCGCTCTTGGCGGCAGCAGCCTGAATCGCCTTGGCCTCTGTTCCGCTGATCTTCCCGTCCTTCGCCGCTTGCGTGGCGACGTTGTTGACTTTCTTTTGTCCTGCCATGGCCTAGGTGTCAGCGGGGTGTTGGGTCAATCTGCCTGGGTCAGCCGATGGTCAGACCTCTCAGGAAACGAATGACAGATCTCTGACCTGAAGCGTACCTAATCTGATCAATCGAATCACCCAACTCTGGTGTGCGCTCAGGGAACAACTGATCAAGCGCGTCAAGCACTTCATCGTCAAGCCGCTGCGCAATGATGCGCTTCAGCGTGTCGGGGGATTCCATAGCTCAACAGTGTGGGATGAGAAGTCGTATTCACCATGACGCAGGATGCGCACTAGTCGTGCCTGTTGCGTGGCGAAGTCGGATGGCTCGACCATTTTCCCTTTCTTTTCATACGTCCGAACAATCTCTTCCCAACAATCCACAGGCTTACTGAGGTCGAATGCTTCGACGATCCGCTTTGCTGATACAGCTCCAATCCCTGGGCACCCTGGCACTCCATCGGTTGAGTCACCCGTAAGGTATTGCACATAGGTGAATCGCTCTGAGTGCTCACTGGTGTTTGTTTTGACAATGCTATCTTCCCCGATATAGCCAATGGATACGCCCTGCTCTGCTTCTGGCTCCCTGCCGTTGTGAATCCATACATGGGTGCCAGGTATCTGCATCAGGTCTTTGTCGCCTGACGCAATGATCACCGGGTCGTCCTTCGCCTCCGGCATGGTCGCGAAGATCCCAATCGCGTCGTCCGCCTCAATCCGGTGGAACATGAACGCCGTCTCCTCTGTCAACAGCTCGTTCCGCAGCTGCTTGAAGCCAATCGGCTTGGGCTTCCCCTTCCGGTTGTACTTGTAGTCCGGGTACAGCTCGCGCCTGAAGGCGCTGGCATCCGTGAAGCAGTGCCACACGTCCTCCTGGCTGACGCCAAACAGATCACACCAGCTGTTGACCTGCCCCCAATACTTCTCCCGTGCAGCTGGCAGCTCGCTGTGCCTGGTCCAGATGTCATCGCCAAGATGGACCTCCACCTCAGTGGCGGTCGTTGCCCAGAAGAGCAGCATGTCGCCGTCAAGCAGGATCCTCATGCCGCCTCCTGCTGCGTGAGGTGCTGCTGCCACAGCCCGGTGTACAGGCAGTGCATGGGATGGCCGGGATCCTGCCTGCCGTCCTCTTCGTAAAGCTCCTCGAGCCTGGCCTGACGGTCCTGGTCTTCGTTGATGCTGGTCATTGTTCTCCTGGGTTAAAGGTGGGACAAAGGCGGGCGCACTTGGGGCCGTCAAAGACAGCCTCAGGAATGCCCAAGGTGCAACGAGAGTCCTCCCAGTGCACGCAGCTGTGACAGGTCTGGCTTGGAATGTGGCACCAATTCCAGAAGCTGGTCTCAGCCATCACTCGCAGCCGGCCCTCCACGGTTACCGCTGCTTGGCCGATGGTGCTCCTAGTAAGGCCCCATGCGGGATGGTCAGGAGCGACAGAGCGACAGGGCATCTGGCTCTTGATCTCTTGCACAGCTTTGCTGTTGCGGGTGTCATTGCCTTTGCGGCGAATGTGCATCAGGCCGTCCTCCTCAACACCTCAGGCTCAACGCCAGACCAAGCAATTTGCCATGGCTCCAGCACCCGCTCCTGGTTCTGCTCGGTGTAGAAGCGATGATCACAGTGCTTGCAATGACGGCGCCGAATCCTCTCGCCACCAATGGCGTTCTTGGTAAGCACAACAGAAGTAAACCAAGCCCCACAGTTGGGGCAGCTGGGTCCAAGTCGATTCAACATCAGTCGTTTGCTACTTCTTCAAGGGCGAGTGCATCCAGGTAGTCCCACACGGGGTCATCTGGGTCAACGCCTGACTCAATGAACCACTGGCTCATGTCGTGCAGGCTGTAGAAAGTGGAGCTAGTGCCAGCAAATGAGCCGACGTACAGGTTGTTCATGCCGGTGCGGACGATGCGCTGTGCTGCGACGGTGTCACTGATCCAGTGATGCTCAGACACGTCCAAGCTCTCGCAGCCTGGCTGCCACCTCCATGATTTGGAGATGGCAGATTCGAGCTGTTGCCTTATCAGGCGCCCATGTCTCGATCTCATCCGCAATAGCATGAAGCACTGCTGACATACGCACATGGTCAGCGATGCTAAAACGAGAATCAGGAAACCAGTAAGCATCGCTGCACCGTTCAATCAACGGGGTAGAGCCTGACCGAATCGCGGAGACCAGTGACTGCCGATCCGTATCCGTTCCAGAAGGCTTGGCTGTAGCTGAAGGGTGTTGACTCATCGCCGGTTGTTTCGTTGAAGTTTCGGACTGAGCTTTCGAACAGGGTGTTGAGGAATCGTCCTGTGACGCGGTATTCGGTGTCGTCATCTAGCGGACCCCCGTAACCACCTTTCCAAGGAACTCGATAGCTGCTTCCTCCCCGTACTTCGTCGCTGCATACAGCATTGCTGCTCGCTTGGTCGGGGCCTTGATCGTTTCCACCATCGGCTTCGCCGTTGGGAACTTGACGTTGATCTTCCATAGTGGGTGCCTCGGATTGTCTGAGTAAGTGCGGCCACGGTTGGCAGGGTTGTACCCCTTGCCGTGGATTTCATCAATGCGTCTGGATCTCATGGAACCTGCAGCTAGGTAGGTAGTGCAACTTGGACATCAGGCCAAGCTCACCCTTGACCCTGTTCTTCTTCAGCCAGGCGTTGGTGGTGTTGGCTTCCACCTTGTCCTCGGCCCTTGGGTTCCTTTGCAACATGATCACGAAGTCCGGGATCTGGGCTAGGGAATGAGATCCTCGTAGTTCGGAGAGCGTGGGCTCTCCGCCCTCCTCATGCGAAGGACCAATGCCGCCACCCCTGGAAAGGTGGCAGACAACGACCATCGTGAAGTTGAGTTCGACGCAGAGCGTTTTGAGATCCTTGATGCAGCGATCAATAGCCCGCCGCTGATCAGTATTAAGGGCAATGCCATCAGCCAGCAATGAGAAGTGATCCAGGATGACAACCTTGCATTGCTCACCCAACACATAATGTTTAACGGTGGCAACAAAAGAGTCAAAGTCATCGCTGCCGAACTTGTCCAACAGGTAGAGGTTGTCAGCGAAGGCGTCCAGCGCCCGCTTGATTTCGTCTGGGTTACGGCGCTCCCGCTGTTCGGCCGTGTCCAGGTGGAAGCCAGGGTTGTAGCCCAGCTCCTCCGACAGCATCCGCTCCAGGCTGGTCTCGCAGCTTTCCTCTAGTCCGATGTACGCCACCTTCACCCCTTCCTTGCACAGGTTGAGGGCGATGCTGCGGGTGAACAAAGACTTGCCGATCCCGGTGCCACCAGACACCATCACCAGCTGGCCTGGCTTCATGCCTTCCGTCATGCTGTTCCACCCTTCCCATGGGTAGGGCAGGCCGAAGCGATGCTCAGGCTTCAGAACCTTGGCGAGTAGGTCAGGAGCGTGGACGATGGCCTCTGGCCTTTGGCGCTTGGCGTTGTTGATGGCCTCGATGATGGAGTTGAAGTCGTCTGCCATCCAGGCTTCGTTGGCGTCCTTGTAAGGGAAGCCTCCAGCGACAGCAGCAGAAGGACCAATAAGTGCGGCCAGATCAGCAGCAGCCTTTCTGCCGGGCTCATCGGTGTCCATGAAGATGACGACCCGTTTGAATCCGAGGACCCAGCTGAGTTGATCAGTGCAGGATTTCTTGGCGGATGCGGCACCATCTGGGATTGAAGCGACGACGAACTTGGTGTTGTTGCGATGCTTGTGCAAGCACTCATATACAGACATTGCATCGATCTCGCCCTCAGTCAGGATGAGAGTGCCGTCGCTGCCTAGGTGCTGGCCCCATAGCTGGATCTTCAGGCCCTTCTCACGGCCTAGCCACGCGAATTGCTTCTCGCCGTAGCGAATGTGCTGGGCAACGGTCAGCCCGTTCTCATCCCTGTAGTTGGCGACCTGGGCCTGGCTTCCCTTGTAGCCAGCCATCTCGTAGTCGTAGAGGCGACAGGTCCTCTCGCTGATCTTGCGAGCAGGCAGCCCGCCAGGCGTGCCCTTCAGGAGGCTGACCTTGGCTGTGATGCTGTCGTTGCGCGGGAGCGTGCCGAGCAGTCGTTTGGCAGTGTCGTTCATGCGCTGTTTCCAAGGTTCTCCTGATTCGGTGTACCGCTGTTCGCAGACGAAGCAGTAAACAGAACCGTCTGGGTAGATGGTCGCTCCGTCTGTGCTTTCGCATTCCGGGCCGGGGCATGGAATGTGGGTCTGGCTCCTTCCATCCATTGCTTCATGAAGTCAGGTGGGATTGGGATTGGACACCAAGCAATGCCATGCCGGGTGCACCACTGTGCGTATGTGGTCTTGCTTTGCTTGCTCAACGTCAGCTGTGGACGCTGAAGCGCAACAAAGATAGGCAGCCCAGGGTTGTTCATGATCACCGCCAAGAACTTGGTCCGCTCTGGCGATGGCCACCAACCCTTGACCTCCACATAGATGTTCCCCACCTTGAAGTCAGGGGTGTACTTCCGATGCAGGACGTAACCGAACTTCTCGGTCTCGTACTCAGGGGCGTAGCCCTGCTCAAGCAGGGCCTGTTCCACCTGTGTCTCTAGGTTCGAGCGATGCTCTCGGTCTTTCTGGCTGCGGATGCGCCGGTTGTACCGATCAAGCATTGCCCGCCAGAACTGCAGCGATGTCGTCGTCCTCTGTTTGCTCAGCGACGAAGCCACCCTCAATTGGAGGCAGCTCCAGCTCTGAGGTCTTCAGCTCGGCGATCTGGAAGCCAACAAGCTGGAAGGCCACGCCCTTGGCTGCGGGGCTGTCGTACACGAACACGTCGTAGATGACCTTGCCTGTCGTGCCACCACCAATGCGGTTGATCTTGCCGTTGATGACACGGCCAAGGCTGTCGTAGATGGCGGGCGGGGTGTTGCGCGAGGTCTCCCCTGTCTTCATCTTGCGTTCCAGCTTGCGGCTGAACTTGAACAGGTACTCGCCGGGGACAACCTCCTTGGTGCCGTCCTCCATCTTCTTCTCGCTGACGCGGAAAGGCATCCGCAGACCGTCATTGGTCTTGGGGAAACGGGGCTGCTCCGCACGCTTCTGCTGCAGGGCTGACTCGATCACGTCAAACATGGGCATGGCTGCGTCTTCGGAAATGACGAAGCCAAGTGCCCACTCCATTGCACCGAATGAGTTGGGGCGTGGCTCGAGAAGTGCGCCAAAGGCGAAACGTCCGACGTTGGAAAGGTGTTTGGGCACTGGGTTGGGTACAGGATGAACAGTTGGTGGCCGGTCTTACATGCACTTGACACTCCAGAGACGAGTGCAATGCCGGCTGAGGTGATGGTACTGCAGTTGTTAAACGCAGTCAACAGTGTCTCAAGAGAAAAGGTGGGGATTTTCGCCGACCTTGTTCCGGTCAAGGGTCCCGACGATTGGTGGCGCCGGCACCTCCTTGCCCAGCAGCGCCTGCACCATCCCCTGATGACGCGTCAGGTAGTCCACTGAGTAGAAGCGATGCCACTGATCGTTGAGTTCCTTGCGCATCGTGCTTCCGTGCTCCAGCGTTGTGCCGAAGCAGTCATGCACGCAACTGATCGGGTGCTTGTAGCTGCCCCAATGGCTGACGAAGCGCTGCAAAAAGGCGGCATCGTGGCTGTGAATGTAGTCAGGCACAAGCTTCTTCGCTGTCTTCGCCTTGTTGGGCAGCTGAGCCTTGGCTTCACGCAAGCTGATCGCGATCTTGCGACCAGCAAGATTCAACTCGATACGGTCGTACATCGTGTCGGTCGAATAGCACTCGACGGCCAGCCCGTTGGGCGTGAACCAGTAGGGCCGCAGGCCAGCGTCGATCTGCATGGACGACAGCTTCGCCAGCCAGCGGCTCAGGTCACGGACGTTGGGCAGAGCCTCCTTCAACACGTTGTTGGTCGTGCTGGCCAGCACCCTGGCCAAATCCAGAACCCGGATGCCTTGCTCGTTGAGGAAGTCAGAGATCTCATCCCGCAGATAGAAGCTGATCGTTTCCGCCAGCGACTGGTAGCTGCGGCCATAGATCACGGGCATCAGCACCTTCTTCCACAGAGACCGGGGGATCTCGTGCTCACGCCACCAGACCAAGCACTGAGTGACCTTCGGATCGGTCTCGTCCTGCTCAGCCAGCCACTTGATCCGGCTTTCAACCAGCCGTCCCAGCCCCATGTACAGGTCAGCTGGAGCGTGGCCGGTCACGTTGGTGTACTGGGCAAGGACTGCATCACCCGTCAGGCAAGCGACGTGCCCCCAGCCAGAGCAGGTCTGGTCCAACCAGTGGATCGTCCCGCTGGTGTAGCCAGGGTCATTGAGATAGCCATGCCAATCCCGACAGAGCTGCAAGAACCTGAACGGCTCCTTGGCTGACTGGATGTAGGCCAGGTTCCCCAGTGGGTCCTCGCCACAGCGCCCGATCACCACGCTCAGCCGGGACAGATACTCCTGCCGCTTGGCCCAGTCCTGCTGGATGCCATAGGCGTCACCGATGGACCAAGCAAACTGCTTCTCGTGCCCCTTGATCGGGCTCTGCTCCTGGAACTGGACCATGGAGCGGAAGTGGTCACCGTTCTGCGGGTTGAGCTGCGCTCCCTTGGCGTACAGCCTGCCGCGGTGGTCCATCGACCAAACCCAGTGCAGCACTTCTGCACCTTTGAGCTTCTCGTATGCAATAGCTGCATGGATGAAGCTGGATCGGGCTGGATCCTTGCGTTGGTCTGACTTCCACTGCCACACCGCTTTCCAGTAGGCGCTGGGGCCCAGCCCCTGCTCCTTGTACCACTGGTCAACGGGCTCCTCCAATCGCTCCCGCTTTGGCAGGCCCCCAACTGGGTGCCCCAGATTCCAAAGGGCTTGGGCCACCGCCATCTGCTGGTGGTCCAACACGTGTGGCACCGACTGCAACAGGTTGATGCTGCCCAACACGCACGGCAGCATCCGCTTGCTGACCTCTGGCCACCGCTCCCAGTCCACGGTGGAGACGCTCGTGGCCATGGTGAGGTAGCCACCATCGCTGTGCCCAGTCCATGGCTTGGGTGGCACCAGCATCGGCAGCCGAAGCGGACGGAACAGCTTGAGGGCCTGCTTCCACCGGCTTTGGAACTCCCAGTACAGGGCAGTGGGGCGGACCATCCGCTTCTTGCGCATCTGCCTGACCTGGATGAAGGTCTCGATCAGCTTCGTGCTCTCAGCGATGCACTCGATGAAGAACCTGCCCAACGCAGCACGCTCCACCTGCTTGAGCGGCTGATAGCTGGCCGCCTTACGGAAGCCCTGATCACGCAAGCGCTTGAGCATGAGGCCCATGCCCAAGTCGTTGTTGCTGGCCAGCTTCAAGCCACGCAGGTGCTGGCTCCTGCCCCAGCTGGGGTGAGTCAGCCACAACACGTACTCAGCCCGCTTCCCAAGGGTGAGGCCGAGCTGGTTGGCGCTCATGTCCCCGTCAATGCGGCTGAGCACGTACACCAGGCTTTCAACAGCGACGTGGTCCACTGCCCGCTCGCTGTGCATCAGATCCCAGATGTGCTGCTGTCTACCTGGTGAGTGCCGAGATTTTCGGTAGATCTCCCTCACTTTCTTGAGGTAGATCGCCACCACACGGTCAGCCAGGCAGTTGGCTGCTCCTTTCTCCCAACCAGGCGCAAGTGCACGGTCAGCGCCGATGTTCCGACACCAGTTTTCGAGGTCGATCTGCTGCTGACGTGGTTGCGAGTCTGGTTGCTTGACTGCGTTTGACTGATCTTCGGGCATTCTCAGGGATCTCAGTGAGGATCCCAGTGGTGGCCTGGCTCTTGACTGGTGTCAATCTTACAGAGTATTTCGGTTCCTCTGTATTCACCAATTCGCTAGCCCACCACTGGGTTTTGGAGCGCTTGGTTGCGATCTTGGTTGCTTTGGCCGCAACCAAATCTCACCTGCTAGACAGCGTTCAACATTCCATCAGCTCCTCCAGGTTGATAGCGGAGCCATGGACGTACCTCTGGGTGACAGCAAGGGTTTTGTGGCCTGCCCACTGTGAAATAGCGGGAGCGGACCAGCCCTTTTTAGCCAGCTCCGTCAAGCATGTATGGCGCAGCGTATGGATGACCCATTCCTTGCGCACGTCATTGCTCAATCCCAAGCGGTCACACACCTCGTGGGTGGCCCGCCTGTAGTGGTCGTAAAACGCTCCGTAGCTGATCGGGAACACTTGCTTTGAGCCCCTTGCCTTCATCGCCTTGAGGATCGGCTGAACCTCCCTCGGGATCGGGAGCGTGCGGGGCAGATTCCCCTTGGTCTTGACAAAACTGATCCGGTTGCGGGCCAAATCAACCCGATCCCAGTTGAGCTTGACGGCTTCGCCAACACGGCAGCCCATATGCCATAGAAACAGGGTCACGGCAGCAGACAGGCGCTGCTCGCGCCTTTCCATCACGTCCAACAGTTCAGCCAGCCACTCGGATGGCAGCACCAGGTCACGGGGCTCGGGCTCCTTGAGCAGGCGAGTCTCCGGGAACAGAGGCATCACGCTGATCATCTTCAGGCGCTGAGCACGCTTGAGCATCACACGTAGGGCACTCAGATACCTTTTGATGGTGCCATTGTTGAGCCCTAGCTGACGCATAGTCACCACTAGGTCATCAATCGCGGCTGCATCTACCTCAATTGGCAGACACGTTGGGCCCAACATCCTGACCAACCTCTGTGCATTGTTCACCTGTGTTGGGTCTTTCCCTGCCCAGTCCAGGCCGCGGCAGATGACAAAAACGTGGCCCATGGTGCCCTTGGGCTGGGCCTCCTTGATGCGTTGCTCCTCTTGACGTTTTTCGATGACGCCAAGTTTGGCCGCGGCTTCCCATTGAGCAGCTTCAGGTTCAGTTTCAAATGAGCGACTGATTCTGTCAGAACCTTCGCCAATAGTGGCAAACCATTTGTTTCGGTCTTTACGAAAGCGAACCGCCATAAACCAGAGACTCCATAAGTGATACAAACTGTTCGCCACTTGGCGTGAGGAAGACTTGCAGAATCCTGTCGTCAGAAGGGTTTCTGCGGGTTTCGATTAGTCCAAGCTTCCCAGAAACGCCGTCCCGCCTGCCGTCTTTGCCGAGGACATCAACCGCACGAGAGACGGCCGCAAGTGTGAGATCACACTGAGCGGCCAGCTCTGTCTGGGTTTTGCCAGGGGATAGGGCGATAGTCAGGAGGAGGTCAATCTGAGAGGCCCGCATTTGGGGGCTGACCTTGCGGCATAGCCGCAGGCCGTCCCGCAGGGTGGACAGTTTTTGCATTGCAAGGTGCACTCACCAATGCACGATAGTTCAACTATTGACGGTGAAGCTTGCCACTGCGCAAGTACATCAGCTTTAGGTCGATGATGATGCACAAATGCAGCACTAGACACGCTTCTATACGAATGGCCCTATGCGCTGGCCCAACTCGCGCTGCCATAAAAGTCGGCACCTCCAGGAGGCGCCGACGAGTAACGCTCAGGCCTAGATAGCCGTCAACGGGAAGCCAGAGTCTCATGCAGCGCATTGGCGTGGTTGACGGTGTAGAAGGAAGGGCACCCGATGCCAATGGCGATACAGCCAACTGAGAATCCGAGAACTATGCCCAAAAGGTTAAAGCGGCACATGGTTTTCCATTGCAGGATGGTTAATTAGCTCTGTTGCCAGCCGTTGATCAGTGACTGTCGGCAACTTTTGAACATTCCAACTAGGGGTCAAGCCACGGCCCTCCCATCGCCAGCCGAGGCTCACCAGAGCCTCGACGTGCATGGCTGCGATCTCTTCAGCGCTCATAGTCAAAACCGTTACGAGAGGGCACATAAACCGGGCCGCAGGCACCGCTCCTGATGTCGCAACGTGTGGGCTGCAACGGATAGGGCCAATAGGTTCTGACGGGAGGCTCGCTGCCACGTGGCGGGATGCAAATCCCTGCAACACAGCCTGAAGTGGGCTGGCTTAATGCAGGGAATGCATAAAACACCACGCAAAGAGCCGTAACGGTGCTTTTCATGGCTGCATTGTATCCACCAGCTGCTGAACGCCTTTCTCGATGAGGTAAGCCCCCAAATTAGAAGCAGATCGGCCCTGTAGAAAGGCAAAGTGCATCACTCTTTCGTAGGTTTGATTGTTGATGGTTACAGACAAGCGGCGAGGGCGGCGCTTCGCCTGCATTACGCGCTCTGTGAATGATTCCATAGCAGTGCATTGATGGGTGTTCAGGGTGAAGACAGGAGCCGCTGAGGCCCCTAGAGAGGCCCCGTAGGGCCTCAGTAGGAGCGTCAACGGCCTTCCAGTTCTGCCTGCATCAGGTCTCGCTGCATCAAATACAACGCGCCATCAGTCCAGCGCTTCAGGTTCGGGTGGCCGTTGATCAGATGCAGCTCCTGAACCCAAAAATCGGTGACGTGCTGAGCCCCTGCTGCATCCAGCTGGCGGAGTGTCGAACGGATGTCGGCTGCCAGTTGGGCGCTGGGCTTGTGGTCAACAGTCCAGAGCGCAACAGGCTCGGGCTTAGGAACGGTGGAGAGCTTGGGCATGGTCTGTGATTGCAAGGTGTGATGTTGTCGTTGAGTCAGCGGCCACAGTTGCCGTGGGCCTCATTCCAGCCCTGGTGAATCAAGCGAGCCCGATAGTTTGCGGCCTCAGCCACTGGCAACCAGCGCTCTGTATTGGTGAGCGGGTGGCCGCCGTTCCAGCTGGTACGGATGATCTCAACACTGTCGGAATCACACACCAGGAACTTCAGGAGGGTGGTGTGTGCCGGCGAGGTAAGGACGGTGCTCTTCATGGTCTCGGATGCAAGGTTTCACGTTGGGGCTCGCGAGAGGCCCCTAGAGAGGCCAGGAAGGCCTCAGTAGGAGATTCAGCGCAGTGCCGACGCTCAACAGTCGAACGTCGGCAAGGGCAAGGCGTTAGGAATGCAGGCCGTGTTTGTTGGCCAAGCGGACTCCCTCAATCGCTGCTGAGAGCCAGTCATAGGCCTCGCGCAACGTCAGCCCGTAGGCCATTCCGCGAACCCCGCCAGAGAGGTTGTCCATCTGGCAAACGGTGTTCGCCCCGTTTTGGCCGCAAATGTGGATGCAGCCGATCTGCGCCACGTACTGGGCGGTAACAGGGTTCTGCAGATAGGGCTCAACAGGCAGGGCCAGGCTCCGGTTCAGGATGCGGGCCATCTCGTCGACTTGCTTGCGGGTGATGCGGCTCATGGTCTCGGATACAAGGTGCTCACTCATCAGGCAGCGCTGCCTGATGACCTAATGAGATCACACCCCTTACGCACTGTCAACAGTCAACCGACAACGCAGGCCCTCTCGCCCTGTATCACCCCGAACGCCAGCAGCCCTCAACCCCAGCCCACGCCTGCCCTCTCACCCCATAAATCCGTTGTGGTTGCGTTCCTCAATGCAGCCACAACCACGCCTGCAGCAACCGCCAGCCATACCCACCAAGACCGCCCCATCCCTCAACGCAACGGCCCATCAACACCTCATCAACACTCCCAGCAACCACTCATCAACCACTGATCAACACTCCCAGAAACCACTCATCAACACTCTCCTATTGACAAGTGCAGCCCTGCTGCACGCGTCAGCTCCTAGCGGAGCGTGGAAGCTGTGCATCAGCACAGCGCTTTATCACCTCTCCTCATTAACACTATCCACCCTCTATCTCTTCCCTCTTCCTCACTCCTCACTCCTCAGTCTCGTCCTCACTCAGCCCTCCCTCTCGCACTCACCAGCGCCCCGTTGTTTCGACCCCGTCTCGCTCTCATCGGGTCGGCTGCAGTATGAGACGTTAATGAGTGTATGAGAGACGGAACTTAGCCGTCCCTAACTGTAACTCACACCGTGGTTGAACTGTTGCTGCAACCAGAGAGGATCTGCAATCTCCTTGGACCCCAGTCGTGGACTGGCTGGTTGCAACGTAAGGAATGCAGGTGCACCAGGCCCAAGCACACTCCCCCCTATGGGGGAGCGTGCGCAGCAACGTACATACGTACACCCACTCAGGAATTAGCAACGACAACTCAACGACAACTCAACGACAGCGAAACACCAACCGAGATGCAACTCAACAACAACTCAACGACAACGGAGCATCAACGAAACACCAACGCCACAGCAACTCAACAACACCGCAACAGCAACGCAACAACTACAAGTCTTTCAACGACACTTAGAACAGAATCACTTACTGGATCAGTAACAGTATCAATACTGTAGATCTTTAATCCAGAAGAAGAAGAGTTAGAGGGAAGAGAGAACTGTTAATGGAGAGAGAGGATAAATCGGTTTCCTCCGGAAACCTCTCTCGCTCCGCTAGGAGCTGACGCGCTCAGCCAAGCTGAGCTTGTCTTTAACCACTGTTCAAAACTGGCGAACAGCGGACTGGCCCCCGTGCCAGGACCCCTCGGCTCCCGTAGCCTCAACAGATAGGCACTGTGGGGGCGTGATCGTAATCGTGGGGTGAACCGCGTAATTTGTCAAGGGGTGTCAACGGTTGACGACGGTTGATAGGGTTAGAGGCAGTGCTGAGTGAAGCGGCCATGCGAGTGAAGGTGGGGGGTGTGGCGTCGAAGCTGAAGCCAGATCCCAAGGTCATTGCGCAATGGGAGCTGAAGATCGCAGGCATGACAGAGATGGGCTGCGTGTTGTTGATCAAGCGAATGCGTGAGAAGGCGCCTGGCGGTTGGAACGTCAACACACGTTGTGTGTACGGGATGTTGAGGAACCGAATCCGCTGGTTCAAGGAGCAGCGTGGGGTGGTGTTGAGGAAGGCCTACGAAGACGGGCAGGAGAACGACGCCAGAGCGGCCGAGAAGCGGATCCTTGCCCTGTCTGAGGTCAGTCCGCGTGTTCCATACCCGGAAGAGCGCAAAGGGGCCTTAGGAGGCCGTCCAGCGTGGGCCGGTGAATTAGCCGAGCGACAGGAGTGGGCTCGGCAGCAGCGGGCCCAGCGGGAAGGGAGGCGTCACTGGTGAACTGGACCGTGATCCTGGAGAAGGGCGGGGTCCCCGACAGCCCTGGGTATCAGGAGCTGCTGGCTCAGATCAAGGAAGAGCAAGCACTGCGTGCTGTTGTTGACGACGGTAGAGTGTTGCCGCAACGCAAGCGCAAGCGTCGTCGTGGCAAGGGTTGACTGCCGATGGGCTACTTCAACTGCACCTCCACGCCGGAGGCGTACTACCTCTCCATGGCCAACAGGCCACGGCCGGAAGGAGCGTCCAGCCCTTATCGCGGAGTGTCGCGGAGCGGTAGGCCGAACATGCCCTGGCGGGCAGCGCTGGGCTACCGCGGCCGCCGTTACTACCTCGGCATCTACGCCACTGAGCGGGAGGCGGCGTTGGCCTACAACCGCGCTGCGTTGCGGATCATCGGCGACCACGCGGTGATCAATGAGGTGCCGGAATGGCCCTCCCTTATTCCCAATTTGGAGCAACTCGATGACTGACTACCGCGCCCTATGCGTTGAGCTGACTGACTGCCTTGAGAAGGCCGACTGGCCGCACAGCCACAAGGACGTGTTTCAGCAGTGGATCAACATTGCTCACGCTGCTCTGGCTGAGTCAGATGGACCGGCTGTGTCCGACGACAGGGAGCCGGCCTCTGTCGTTGATCAGCTTAAACACCAGCTGCATCGCAAAGCCACCGCCGATCTGGTCCGCCAGGTAATTGACCAAGCCCTGCGCGACACCGCCTCAGTTCACTGGCGTGTGACGGATACCGGCGAGCAGATCGTCCGCGTCCGCGACCTGATGACGTGGGCGGAGCAGACGACCACTCGGATGGAGGCACTGCCCGAATGACTGAACAACTGATGGACGACCTCACCAACGAGGAGCACGAGGCTCTGCTGCTGATGAGCGAGCACGGCATTGCGGCGCCGCTTTCACTTGCCGCTCAAGCGGTGCTGGATGCGTACTCCACTGAAGCCGATCGTCTTGACCGCGAGGTCAGTGATAACGAGATGCTGGCCGCCGCCCTTCGCGCTGCTGCGGATCAAGTATTGGCTGCCGAGTGGAAAGGGCGAATACAGCCCGATACAACCCACATGCTTGGCATCAACTGGTCGCGTGACGCGCTTCTCGCCATCGCCGCCGAGCTGGAGAGGCAATGACCAACGCCATCCCCCTGCCGCAGTTCATCACGTTGCTGATGCGCGAGCTGAACATGGCGGATGCGCCGACGCCAGTACAGCTGCAGATCAGTGACTATCTCGAGAATGGGCCGAAGCGACGGGTGATTGCAGCGTTTCGGGGGTGCGGCAAGAGCACGCTGAGTGCGATGTACCTGTTGTGGAAGCTGTATCACGATCCAGACGAGAAGATCTTAGTGATCAGTGCATCAATGTCCCGCTCGGAGGCAATGTCAGCGTGGATGTTGCAGACCATCGGCCGCGTGCCGTGGTTGAAGCACATGCTCCCCAACAGTCATGACGGCCGCTACAGCCGGATCAACTTTGACGTTGGGACATGCCGGCACATTGAGCAGAGCCCCAGTGTTCGAGCCGCTGGCATCACGGGCCAGATCACAGGTAGCCGAGCCAGCACCATCCTTGTCGACGATTGCGAAACGCCGCAGACCTGTCTGACGCAGGTGCAGCGGGAGAAGCTGCGGAACAGCCTCAACGAGTTGGAGGCCATCCTGAAGCCAGGGGAGGGCCCCGAGATTGTGTATCTGGGCACCCCCCACAGCAGCACGGACAGCATCTACTTCGCGTTGCAGCGAGATCTCCATTACGACATGCGGATGTGGCCTGCTCGGGTGCCATCCGACACCACGCCATACAAGGGGGCGTTGGCACCGCTGATTGAGCGTCGCGTTGGGAGTGCGGTCGGCAAGCCCACTGACACGCGCTTCAGCAATGACGAGCTGATGCAACGTGAGTTGAGCATGAGCCCGATGCAGTGGAAGCTGCAGTTCCTGCTCGATGCCACTCTCAGCGACATCGAACGGTATCCGTTGCGGTGCAGCGATCTGATGGTGATGACCCTGGACGGCCACCTGCCTGAGGTCGTGACCTACGAGCGGGCCAAGTACCTGGCGTTGGATGACCTGCCCTGCGTTGGCATGGCCCACGATCCGCGCTTCTACCGCCCAGCCCAGGTAGAGGGCACAGTGCCTGTTGGGGAGGTGCCCACGGTCATGGCCTTGGACCCCAGCGGCGGGGGCAGTGACGAGTTCGCGTGGGCTGTGGTCAAGGCATGGGGTGGCAACTACTTCCTGATGGAGTCAGGTGGACGCCTGGGGGGCGTTGGCGAGAACTTGTGGGAGAAGATCGCCCAGCTCGCCAAGAAGCACAAGGTCAACGAGATCTTGGTGGAGACGAACTTTGGTGGCCTGGAGGTCTACTCCCAGTTGCTAAAACCCTTCCTCGTGAAGGCTGGTGCGATGTGTCGGGTGGAGCCGATCCGCTCCAATCAGCGGAAGGAGCTGCGGATCATCGACACCCTGGCCCCAGTGATGCAGACCCATCGGATGGTGGTGGATCGCCGTGTTGTTGAGGCTGACGCTGAGCTGCTGAAGGCGGCGGTGGAGGACCGGGACTCCAGCTACAGCCTCTTCTACCAAATGACACGGTTGACGATGGACCGTGGCAGCCTCCTGCACGATGACCGGATCGACGCCTGGGCCATGGCGGTCCAGTGGTTCCAGGAGCAGGCCGCACAGGACCAGAAGGTGCGACGCGACGCACGCCATCAGGAGCTGCTGGAGGCCGAGGTGGCTGACTGGCGGGGGAACGTCCTGATGACGGCTGACCGCGCAGCATTGGGCATGAGCCTGGAACAGGCCAGAGCGGCTGAAGCGGGTGGTGGCTGCAGCTGGCTCTAGGCCGAGCGAACGAGCCAGGCTTCATCCAGCTCGGCCTGGCGAATGAGGTGGTTGCAGCTGGCTGCATTGAGTTGAAACCAGACCTCATCGGGGACGCCCATGACCCGTTGGATGGTCTCCAAGTTGCAGAGCATCGGCCGGTCGTCGTAAATGGCGCAGCCGTTTTCACGCAGCATCGGACAGCTGCCGTCAGGGTTCGGAACGTAGGGGAACTTCTCCAGCAGGAACTGGAGGGCTTCGTTCTGTACCTGCGAAAGACCAGCCAGGATCTGATCCAGTTGGCGGCAGCATTGGCCGCAACCGGTGCAAGGGAACCTCAACGGCCTTGGCCGCGGTACGCCTTCTTCCCGCACTTGGGGCGGCTGCCACGGCCAGCGCCCTGGCGAGTGCGCTTGCAGATGGGCTCCTTGCGTTGGATTGACGCGGTGCCGGTCTTGGATTTAACGGCCATGATCAGTCAGGAGTGAGTTGCATCAGCTTTTCCAGCTCATCTGCTGTTGGCATGGAGGACCTGATGTCCTGCAGCGGGACTGATGCTTCGACAGTGCTGGTTATGTTGTTATCGCGCAGGAACTTCATTGCACGATCAATGGCGGCTAGCCGTTCGCGTGGATCTTCTGCATGTAATTGATCAAGCAGCTCTCGACCAACCATCCCATGCAATTGGGCGAGCAAGTCTTCCGTAGATCGGGACACAGCAGTACCCTTGGGTGTACTTGACAGCATTCAAGCTATGGCAGGCAAGGGATGTAAAGGCGGCAAGGGCGGCGGCAAGAAAGGGCGCTGATCCATGACCTACAGCCGGCCCAGCACCAGCACGGTCAGTGCGCTGTACCTGCCCTCCAAGCCGCAGGCAATGCCTGCAGCGGATCGGCGTGTCATCAATGTTGGGGCCAACGGGGCCTACATGGACTTCTCCAGCCCTCAGCAGGCTGGGATCAATGCAGGCCGCGGGCTGAAAGAAGTCAGCGACTTCCTGAGCAAGGCGGTCGAGGCCGGTGCGCCGATCTACAAGCAGTACCTGCAGGCGCAAGGGAACCAGCAGGCTGGTGAGTTCCTCAAGACTGTTGATGTCTCCACGCTTTATCGGAACGGAGACGAAGACCAACGGAACCTGCTCCGCGACCTGAACCCGTTTGCGCAGCAGCAGGTTGCAGACGCAGCGGCCAAGGCGACAGCGCGGACTTACATCGAGGTTCTGGGAGCAGAGCGAGCCAAGAACACAACGCTGCAGAACCCGTATGCCAAGCAAGAGGAGATTGCAACAGCTGAGGCACAGGTGCGTTCTGCTGCGTTGGAGCGCAGTGGCCTGGACCGGATCCCATCTGCTGCACTGGCGCCTTATGTGGGCAGCGTTGCTGAAGCAGAAGGCAGCTACAAGGGGGATTCATACAAGCAGCAACTGGCTACAAAGAGCGCTGACTATGACTTGCAAGTAGAGAGAGGCCTTTCCACGACGCTGATCTCAATTGATGAGACCCGAAAGCGTGTGCGGGATTACGGCGAAGGGGCTGAAGGATCGACAGAGGGTTGGTCGAATTACAAAAAAGGCTCCGTTGAGGCAATCCAAGCCGATCACGACAAGTACGTGCAGGGTGGCATCTATACGTCAAAGCAATATGCAGAGCGCTGGTGGTCAGCAATCACGAAGGAGTACCAGAAACGGGTCGGGAATGATGACCTGCCAGGGGCATCGTCTCTGATCAACACGATGGTCGTGATGTCTGACCAAGAGCTAAAGACTCCTGGCGGCGTGAGTCTTTGGGACATCAAGCTGGGCGATGGGGCAGTCACCATCAAAGATGGCCTTAATCGGTTGAATGCCGAGATGCTGCCCCGGCTGGAAGCTTGGGAGAGGAAGCAGCTAATCAAGCAAGCAGGGCCCGACCTGGCCGCCATGGCGCAGGGCGATGAAGCAGCCAGGACGAGGCTGGAGGGGATGCTGCCGGGTTTGGCCAAAGACCCTGAAGCGCTGCAGTCAGTGGTGGGGATGATGGGGCAAATGCAGAGCTTCTCCCGTACACCAACAGACGCGCAGTACCGGGCGCAACAGCTGCTTGAGATTGGACTGAATAATCCAAATCGCGACCAGAAGCAATTCAACCAGCAAGTTCTGGGATCGAATCTCACAGCCGAACAGAAGATCAGCCTGCTGAACCGCAACACTCAGCCGCAAGATCCAACGATGGCGCTGGTGAGCCAGGGTGCTGAGTACGGGAAGGATGAACTGCTGGCCAATGCTGCGAAGATCACACAGGCACAGCGTGCCTCAGGCCTTGTGCCTGCTGGGATGAAAGACGAAGACCTTCTGCGTCGCAACTTCCAAGACCTGCAGATTGCAGCGACAAGGGCGAGTGAGAAGCGGATCAAGGATTTGATCAGTGCTGGCGAGACAGTGACGCCGATGCGTGCGGCAGAGATCTTCCGCAACGAGCAGGAAGCGATCCGCAATACCCGCATGAAGGAAGCCAAGACCGAAGCACCGGCTGGCACTGACTGGAACCAGCGGGTGATGGGCGAGGCGAACTACGTCCAGGAGCAGCTTGCGAGGACTGGCGGCAAGGGCACCATCGCGTTGTTCCCGCCTTCCGTGATCGCAGCGTCAAAGGCTGCCGGAATCCCGCAGGACTACCGGAATGTGCAGCGCTACTTCCTGAATCGCCTGAGCACGGCGAAGGGTCCGCAGGGGGAGCCGGCATTCCCGGATCCGCAGAAGGCGTATCAGCAGATGGTGCGCAGCACCCAGCCGAAGCCGGGCAGTTCAGGTCAAGGCCAGAAGCCAGGAGCCGCGTATCAGTCCCTGTCGATGCCTGAGCGGATGTTGGGCAAGGAGGGCGCTCGGGCCTTGGATGGCCTCATTGACCTTGGCCGGAAGATCGGCCTGGACCTTGGCGGCGAAGCGCCCAAGCCCCAGAGCAAAGGCCAAGGCGACCAGTCTTCCGGTGGCCCTGTCAAGCCACAGCAGGTGGCCGTCGTTCCGCAGCAGACGCAGCAGCTGCTGACGCGTGGGCTGGAGGCGTTGATGAACGTCGTAGCGCCTCCGGCCATGGCGTCAGAGGGCCCTGGCGGTGTCACAAAGAAAGCGCCTGAGACCGTGGTGAACGGGATCAACCTCCCCGATATGGCCAAGATCTGGAGCGGCTTCAGCAAGCTGTCGGCCAAGACGCCACCCCTTCCTCAGGTTGCAGCCACGGCGATGGCTACGCCTGTGGGGATGGCAATCAACAACGTGATGCATCCTTTCTTTGTTGCCATTGGCATTGCAGAGGGGACTCGTACACCCTCAGGTGCATTCACAAGCGCGTATTACGGGCACAGGGACCCTGGCAGTGGGGCTCGCAACGTTGGAACAGTCAGCGGCCAAAACGGATCCAGCCCCCAAAGCGTTGATCGTCAGTGGATGGGCAAGCTGACACAGCTGCAAATGCGTGTTGCACCAATGCTGCAATCCTTGGGTGTGAGGCCAGGGACGACTGGGTACAACCGGCTGATGTTCAACGTGTTGGACTCTTTCGTTCAGTCTCCTGAGGCAACGACTGGCCAAGGGGGATTTGTCGGACGTTTACGGCAGGTCGTGCAACAAGGCATCACGATTGAAGCGATTGCCAAGGCGCGTGCAGACAGTTACTTCTCTCCGGTCACTGGTCGCCTGCAGGCCAGTGGCTTTGGGAATAACTACTCGCGATTGCTGGCCGACCAGCGTTCGCGTGCCGGCGCTTTTGATTACAAGAGGAGGCTCTGATGCCAGCTGTACTTCGCAACGGTAAATGGGTCTTCGACCAGGAAGAGGAGCAGCAGAGTCAGGCTCTGATTGCACCTGTTGGGATGAGCGTGACCCAGCAGGCTCGATGGGAGCAAGAGCAGGCTGCGAATCAGACGATCCAGCAGGGCGAACAGCTCGCGGCAGCTGGCGGTGACAACCGGCCCTTCTGGGCAACGGACATTGGCATGGCGGCCAGTGACACGGGGAAGATCCTGGCGAACGCGGGCATTGCACTCGGCACTGACTACCTGGACCTAGCGGCTGGCGTTGGCGACGTGGTGATGCAGGCCGGGAGCCTGGCCACTGGCAACGGCTGGGACTGGAACAAGGTCATGGATGACAGCGACAATCCATGGACGCAGTGGCGGCGGAACACCTTTAGGACCGAGACGCAAGCTGGCCAGGCGGTCAGCAACCTGCTTCGGATTGGCACCAGCTTGGTGGCCTTGCCGAAGGTTGCAGCCAAGGGCATTGCCTTGCCGTTCAAGGCCATTGGTGGCGTTGACAAGCTGGGAGATGTTGCCAAGGCCGCAGACGGGATTGGCAACCTGTTCAACAAGCTGGACGACTTGGCCAAGGCCAAGCGGAACCCACTCGCTGCTGCGGGCCTAGAAGCAGTTGAGAAAGGCCTGCAGAAGGGAACGGCGGGGCAGAAGGCGGCAAGTCGTGCATTGCGTAATGACTGGCTTGGCCTGACCTACGCGGAGATCAGCCAGGGCATTGCCAAGGCCCCTGAGCTGAAGGGTGCGGCTGATTGGTTCGACACGGTGAAGACCAGCTCGAAAGCGTTGACCCAGCTCAGCAAGGGGACGCCAGGGGCAAAGATTCGCACTCTCGGCGAGGCGCTCGCCTGGGACGCGTTCGTTGCGCTGAACGTGTACGGCGAAGGCGACTCGCAGTTTGACGAGACGCTGGGCGACCTTGCGATGTCCAGCGGGATCCCTTGGCTGCAAAGCATCGGCTCGCTGAGCGCGACATATGCCGAAGACAACGGCCTGGTGCGCAAGGGCAAGCAGCTGCTGGAAGGCCTGGCTTCAGGCGCGGCGATGAGTGCAGCGCTGGACATGGCTCGTGTCTACAAGTACGCCAGCAATTTCAAGAAGGCGTCCCCGGCTGATCGAGCAAAGATCGTTGAGGCTCTGAACCTCAACGCACAGGAGATCGGGGACAGCCTTGGCAAGACGTTGGTGGCCAACGGTCGTGCGCAAGGCGAGCGCCTGCCTGGGCAGATGGATGCCCTGCAGTTTGAGGTAGACAACGCCAGGAAGGCGGAAGAGCTGAAGGCATCGTTCCGGGCTGAGCAGGTACAGCAGCGGGCCGTGCAGGCCATGAACAGCCAGCTGGTGCCGTTCGAGCAAGGCCCACAGGTATTCAGCACTCCTGGCGTACCGCAGGTGGAGGGCCAAGGGCTGGACATGGGCCAGTTGATGGCCAACCAGCAGATGGTGGGCCAGAGCCAAGAGGCTCTACCAGCTGGCGCGGAAGCCGCGGGGATGCTGCCCCCAGGGCAAACAGCAGGGATGCTGCCTGGCGGTCCTGAGGCAAGGCCTCCTGGCGCTGAGCCTGCTGGATTGCTTGGTGCAGGTGGCCCGCCGGCCACGGTGGACCCCATCCAGCCGGTTCAGGTGATGGAGATCCGGCCGCCGGAGGCGACCGTGACACCTGACACCATCCGTAGTGCCTTTGAGCGGGACGCGTTTCGTGCGTTTGCCGAGTCCCAGGAACTGACCTTTGAGGAGGGCCCAGACGGTGTGATGCGCAGTCTGGCCACCAAGGTCAAGGAGTTGATGCCACGTACCCGCGTTGATGCGCTGGAGTACCTGCAGACATTCCGGCCAGCGGCGAATCAGTACGGCGTTGTGCCAGCGGCTGATTCGGTGTGGATCAATTTCATGTACGAGCGTGGCCTCGCCGAAGGGTGGGCCACGATTGATCCGGCAACGTTCTCGGTGAAGTTCAACCGCAAAGCAGCAGCGGAGATGGACCGCGGCCAAGCGGTGCTGAAACAAGCTGCTGCGCTGGATGAAGCCTCGGATCAGGTGAGGTATGAGGAATGGCTGTGGAACAAGGAGTTCGTCAACGGCAGCCCGCAGATGCGACCTGAGGTCCAAGACAGCCTTGGGAAGATGGAAGCTCGCGATGCGTATGACGAATGGGAGGCGAACCGCGCAATCCGCAATGCAGAGGGTGATGCCGTTAAGGCAGGGATGGAAGTTGACGGGATCGACAACTTCGAGGAGCTGAGGCTGACCGGAGCTGAGGCAGCAAAGCTGCAAGGGCAGCTGAGCGATGAAGAAGTGGTCCGCGAAATGCTCGGCACCACGTTGGATTCAGTTGAGCCGGCGACAGTGCAGAAGGCTGAGGCCAGCCGCGGATGGGAGGTCTACGACAGGAATGGCGAGCTGTTGGGCACAGCCCGCACGCGGGGTGCGGCAGAGAAGATTGCAGACCAGCAAGCAAAGCGTGATCGCGATGCTTTGTTGAGCCGTGCTCGTCAGATGGAAGCGGATGCAGCCGATGACGTGATTGACACGGCCATCGGGGCACCCATCTACGACAGCGACATTGTTGGCAAGGTCAAGCTGACCGACGCGCAGATCAGCGCCGTGCAGGGCATCCTGCCTCAGCTCGATACGTTGCTGGATGACGCGTGGAAGGCACGCCGTGGGGAGTCTGCGTTCTTCAACATCAACGAGCTGAGCCCTCAGAAGCGGACCTTTGAGTTGACGCAGGGCGACATGCAGGCCTTGCAAGATGGCATCCGTTCCGCCATTGATGAGGCTGGCAACCTGAAGGGAAGCCCCAAGCTCCGTGCCTTGCGGAACTTGGCCGACAAGCTGGATACGGAGATGAAGCTCATCGAGCCTCAAGCCCGTGCCCAGCGCTTTGTTGATGATGTGGTTGCTGACACTGGCAAGTACATCGACCACGGTGAGTTCTGCGATCTGATCTGATGGCCAAAGCTTGTTCTCCCTACGCTCCGCCGCGTTTCATCCAGCGGTCGGAAGAAGCCGATCAGGGCGGTTACCTAGGCGCCGCCCTGAAGAACGCGGAAGCCAGCGGCGAGTACACCAGGGTCAGGAAGGGCCACGACGCTGAGTGGAATGAACTCCAGATCCGCCACTTGCAGCAGATGCTGCCGATGGATTTTGCCGAGCTGAACCAGTATTTCCTGAAGAACAACTGGATCAGCCTTGACAGGAAGGCCACGAAGGAAGCGGCTGCTCAAGGCGCGGCCGACCCGATCTACAAGGCAAGCAAGAACATTGATTCAATCGGCACGGCCGCGGCGGTAACCAAGACGTACCTGGAGTCAATCGCTGGTGGCATCAACCAGTTGGCTGACAACTTCCTGCGCAAGGTCAACGCAGGCGATGACGCAACCGTTGAGGGGATGGAGTTCGCCAAGCAAATGCAGGGTGCAGCTCGCTTTGGTGGGTATGTCCTTGGTTGGGACCAGGGCTACGGCCGCGCCATGCGTGTGCAGGCATTGCGAAAAGGTGGTCGTGCTTTGCGTGAAAGTGACAGGTTCATGCAGGAGACGACTGACCAGCTGGGGAACATGGGTCAGTACAAAGACAAGTTCCAGGAGATCGCAGCAAAGCTGCAGGATCCAACCCAGTCAGCTGATGGCGTGAATGAGCTGATTAACCTGGCAAAGCGGGTTCAGTTCCTTGGGGATCCGATGAAGATCGCCAAGACCTCCATGAGCATGGAGATCGCCGGCAACGCCTGGAATGAGGTGTTCATCAACGGCTTGTTATCAGCACCGGCAACCTTTGCTGCGAACGCCAGCGGCTTGGCATGGACAGTGGCACGGCCGTTGATGCAACTGGGTGCAGCAAAGGCCTATGCAGCGACTGGCCTGCGTGGGGCCAAGGTGGCGGAACAGGCGGCAGCAGAGGCCGCGGCATCATTGAACGCGATCTATTCGTCGATCCAGGACGCTGCTCAGCTTGGCTGGCACGCAGCGAAGTCTGAAACCTCGATCTACCAAGCAGGCGCGGGCCAGGAGCTGAAGGATCGGGTTGGGATCCACGGAGAGAACCTGGCGACTTTGTTTGAGCGTCGCGGCCTGGACCGTCCAGAGGATGGCTTCTTGGACACGATCACGCGGATGGGCGAGATCCTCCGCATCCCGTCTCGGGCGTTGCTGGGTACGGACGAGATGGCCAAGCACCTGACCATCCGGGGTGAGGTCGCGGCTCAGGCTGTGAAGAAGGCTGCGAAGGAGGGGGTGGACGTGACAGATCCGGCAGTCCTTGACCCATTCATGCAGCGCGAGATGGCAGCAGCGTTCAACCTGCAGCGGCCTGAGCTGTGGGAGAAGTACAAGGTGAGCAGCATCTATGACCTGCAGACCGGGGTCATGGCCGAAGCCGACCGTGCGACCTTCCAGGAGGTCAATGGCTTCGCTCAGCGGGTACAGGGCGTGTTGGCCGACTTCCCTGTGCTGCGGCCCTTCATCCCATTCGTGCGGACGCCGCTCAACATCCTCAAGCAGGGCTTTGTCGAGTCAACGGGGTTGGGCTCGGTGATGAATGCCTACAAGGCGGCAGCTGGTGCAGGCTTCAACCCCACGGCAACGAAGATCGCTATTGCCCAGCAGCTGCTGGAAGACCCCGGCGAAAGCTTCCGGATTGGTGGCCAGATCGCCTTGACGACGAGCCTTGCGGCGAGCTTCTACGGCATGGCCATGACTGGCGTGATTGTTGGTGGCGGGCCCGGCCGCTGGAGCAGCGGCGGCAAGGGGAGCAACGAGCAGAAGGCTTGGGAAGCAATGATGCGTGAGCAAGGGAAGTCCCCCTACTCAATCAATATTGGCGGCACTTCCATCGCTTTTGACCGCTTTGGGGAACCGATGTCGATTGTGCTGCGGATGGCAGCGGACATGGGGATGTACAGCAGCTACGTGCCACAGGCCGCGCAGGAAGAGTGGCTGGCAGGGATGGCTGTGATCATGACCAGCGGCCTGTATCAGGCGAGCTTCTTGAGGGGGATCAACGATGTGATCGACATTGTTGGCGACCCCAGCTCCACTGTTGGCGTGAAGGGCGGTCGTGCGGTTCAGAACTGGATGGCAACGCAGACACCATTCGGCGGGCTGCTGAACTACGTGGACAAGGTTGTGGACCCGTTCAAGCACGCCTACGGCGGGGCGACCTTGGGCGAGGTGATGAAAGTGCATGAGGACACTTTCGGAACGGGCATCTTCTCGAAGATCGCCGACAGGATCCCTGGCTTCAACGGGACGCCTGGGTTGGTTGACCAGATCACGGGCCTGCCGGTTCCTGCGGTTCCTGGGGGCGGGCCTGGAGGACTGAATCCGCTGCAGATGGCCGTGCCGTTTATGCCGCGTGGCGTGAAGGGTGCCGATGATGTGTGGTCCGCGATTTACAGCATCAAAGGCAGCTACACAGAGAAGCGTCCTACCAACCTCAAGCTGACGAATGGCGAGCAGCAGGACTTGAACCGTCGAATGGCGAGCATCGTCATTGACGGCAAGACAGTGCGGCAGGCGGTGATGGACTACTACCGCAGCGCGGAGGTGCAGCAATACGTCAGCAAGCGTGGCGCTGCATTCATGGACGTGCGCACCAAGATCGAGCAGGGCCTTGATCGCATTGTCGATAGCTACTACCAATCTGCAATGACAGACTTGGCGAGCAGCAACCGAAGCGTCAGGCAGCGCTCATTGCTGAGAGAGGCTGCCAATCAAGCAGCATCAATTAACGATGCGGGAGGCGCTCAGCAAATCCAAACGCAGATCGAGTCGCTATTTGACGAGGCGCGTTTGCGAGGCGTTTTCTAATCCTTCTCGCGGCGGTAAGGTTGTGCTAAACGCCAGGACCCGTCGCAGATGGCGCTTCCCACATTCACATACTCCGGGGTCAGCTATGCGGGTCAGCCTGCAGGCACGACGACCTTTGCTCTGACGACAAGCGGCGGGAAGGCGATCAGCTATCTGCTCCCTTCCCATATCCATGTCTATAGCACTGTTGATAATGGAACAACGCTTGTTGAGCTGACAAGGCCCTCCCAGTGGGGATTCAATGGAGCAGGAACTGCAGTTGTATTGACCAGCGGCATTGCTGCTGGGGCTGGAGTCATCCTGAGGCGCATCACTCAAGGTGACGGCCCTTATACGACATTTGGCCAGGGCACCCTGCTGACTGCAGATCAGCTGAATGACGCCACTCTCTACAACCTGTACGTGGTGCAGGAGCAAGAGGATGTCAGCAATGCTGCTATCACTCAAATTGGCGCAAGCGCCGCAGCTGCCTCTGCTTCGGCTTCGGCCGCGGCGGCTTCAGCCGCTTCAGCCGATGCAGAAGCCACTGCGGCAATTGCTGCAGCAGATGCAGCAACAGCTGCCGCAACAGCAGTTACAACTACGGCAAACGCGGCGGCTTCTGCCGCCAATGCAGCCGTTCAAATCGCAACAGCTGCTGCCGTTCCCCAAAGCCCCATCCAGGTACTTGAACCCCTGGGTGTACTGGTCAATGCAGCTTTCAGTGTTGGCACTCCTGGTTCAATCCCATTTGGCATTGGGCCAGTGCTTTCACCTGGGAAAGCCTTCACAGGCATTGCCCAAAGCGATTACTACCCAATTCACGTTCCTTCTGGGAGCTTTTGCTAATGGCCACTGAAACACTGCGACGGATTGAACCAGCGATTCCGGGTCTTGCCATCCCGGAGCATGATTTCATTTCGCTGACCTACACGGGCGTCAACCCAACAACCGTCATTTACAAACAAGGCGGCGCAGCCGGCGTGGCGGTGGCAACACTGACCATGACCTATGACGGCAATAACAACGTCACCAGCATCACGAAGGTCTGATCATGGCTACCTACGCCTTCAACCCATTTACAGGAACGTTTGCTCCTGTTGTCCCAGGCCCCATCGGACCAGTCGGGCCAGAGGGCACGACTGGCTCGGTGCTGCTGGATGAACTGACTGCGATCTATCGCAATGGTTCGTTCTCTGTTGGCACTCCAGGCCAGGTGCCGTTTGGCGTTGGCCCGGTGGTACCTCCAGGCACAGCGTTTCACTACATCAGTGCAGACGCCTACAACCCCATTCACCTTCCGTCAGGGAGCTTCTGCTGATGGCCGTACTTCCGTCCACAGGGTTTCCGGCCACAGCGCCGGTAGCCGAACCCAGCCTGCAGAAACTGCAGCAATTCGATCCCGACACACTGCCCATCGGTCGCCCAGGTGATCGCAGCTATGGCGGTCGTTCTGTGATCGACCCCACCTCCGCCTCTCACATGTGATGACCATGGACTTTCGCTTTTTCAAGGCTGAACCAGAGCCCGGCACCAACGTGCAGTGGCCTGCGCAAGAACCCGGTGTTGAGCCCACCTTCACCCTGGTGGCCCTGCAACGGAATGCAGATCCTGACGCCAACACCCATGACGGCTTCGATTACTTCGGCGCCTACGGCGATGGCGATGACATCGACATCTGGGCTGACGACCAGCCGGTGACGGCCATCAGCAAAGACGGCCTGCCCAGCCCTGTGACCTTCTACCCCGCCCCCTTCAACGAGGCCTGATCCATGACTGTCATCACCCCGCTGCTCCGCGTTAAGGAGCGCATTGTTGGTCCCTCGGGGATCTTCAACATCGAGAACGAGTGGTATGGCTACCGCGATCAGTGGCGCTATACCGTGGGCCTGGCCGGCATGTCTGGCTTTGGCATCGGTTGCTGCCCGATTGAGTACCTGCCAGCAGACATCGCCCCGCTGAGTTCGGGCACCTATGACCCGCTGCGGGAGCACCCGCACTTCGGCAACTACATCCACCTGCCGAGCGCTTCGATTGTGTGCTTCATCCCAGCGCACTACATCGACGTGCAAGCACCTGGCAACACGAATGCGCCGTCCTACGGCACCAAGATCGTGATCAGCGACACCCAGTCGGGCAACGCTGTGCTGCCCAAGGCCTTCACTGACGCCGGCGGCAGCCTGCTGGGCGTGTTCGTGGACAAGTACCAGATCTCCAACGGCAAGCCCGATGGCTCTGGCTCCCCGAACCACACCAATGGCCCCGGTGGCACTCCGCTCACCGGCGGCATCGCGGTCTCCCGCCCGCTGCATTGGCCCGTCAGCCCCACCACCAAGGACGACGGCGGCACCGACTGGAACAGCCCCTTCAGCCTGTGCAACAGCACTGCGTTGAACAGCGCTGCCGGCACCCCTGCCAACAACCTCGGCGGCGTGTGGGCCCTGGTGAAGACCCGCGGTGCGGACTTTGCTCCCTGCCCGCTGTGGATCCGCAGCCAGATCGCCTTCCTGTCGCTGGCTCACGCCCAGGCCCTGCTCGATGGTGGCGGTGCTCCGATTGCCGGTGCCACCACCAAGGCGGCCTGGATGGACGTGGCGCCCTACGCCCCCAAGGGGAACAACAACTACGGCTCGGACGTGAACAAGTCCAGCCTGCAGTTCGCCCGCACCGACCTGACCGGTCACAACGGCAGCGGCTATGCCGGCCGCAGCAACCGCGCCTTCACCGGTGCGGCTCGCATCAGCGGGGCCTCGGCGGTGGAACACACCACCCACAACGGCCAGCTGAGCGGGATCGTGGACGTGAACGGCAACCAGTGGGAGTGCTCCCCTGGTCTGACCAACAGCGGTGGCGGCAACAGCGGCTTCCGTCTGTTCCCGAGCAGCGCTGAGTGGACCAACACCACGGGCAACGCCTCAATCACAGGCGCCGCTGGTGTGCTGTCCCTGGCGGCAGAGAGCGCGGCTGGGGCTGATAACGGCATCTGGTTCGGCAGCGCCGGCTGGAGCTACCTGGTGCCCCACAGCGGAGGGACCTTCCACCCCTCGGCCAACTTCAGCAACGCCACCCGGCGGGCGATGACCGAGTGCCTGATCCCGCGGGAGCTGGGCACCAGCGCGAGCCAGACCAGCACCAACATCTTTGGTGGTGACGGCGTGTATCGCTCAAGCCCGAATGACCTGCTGCCGTTTGTTGGGGGCGACTGGGGCTACACCGCCGCTGCGGGGGTGTTCGGCGTGATTCTCGGCGACGTTTCTGGCGGCGCGAGCCTCTACATTGGCGCTCGTGCCGTCCGCCTTCTGGCTGCGTGAGCAGCCATGTGGGGGAGGCGGCAGCCTCCCCTTCTCCTCCAGAAGGACTGGATGCCAGGCAGGAGCGCTACTGGCTCATTGAGCGGCGCTGCAAGGACCTCTGCCTCTACCTCGACGTTCTCACCCGGAACATGCCGCGGTACGAAAAGTACGTCCTCAGCGCCAAGATGCGTGAGATCGGCTACCTCTGCTTGGAGTTGGCCATTGCGGCCAACAAGAAGCAGCACAAGAAGACCGATCTCACCCGCTTCAACGTGCAGCATGAGTTCCTCCGGCAGCTGCTCAACCTGGCTGTGGAGGCCAAGCACATTGAACCCAGGCGTCATCGCGTTGCCTGTGAAAAGCTCGATGAGGTGGGCAGGCTCCTGGGAGGCTGGCTACGCTCTGAACTCAGGGCGGACTCCTGACATGCTGCCGATTGTTGGGGGCAACTGGAACAACACCGCCAATGCGGGGGTGTTCAACGTGAATCTCAACAACGATTCTGGCAACGCGAACAACAACAATGGCGCTCGTGCCGTCCGACTTCGACACAATCACGCCCAGCGTTGGTTCTCACGGGAACCTTCCGTGCCGTGTTGAAGGGAGGGAGTCTGTCCTTGAGTCTTCGGGCTCTCAATAGCCGGGGAAGGTGATTCCAGTAGCTCTGCGACCGTCTCACCATGCCCCACAAACTCGGCAATCTCTGGCCTCAGATCGCCAATTACGACGCCCTGCTCGACGCCTGGAGGGAGGTGCGCAGTGGCAAGGGCACCAAGCGGTTGATCCTCCAGTACGAGAGCAACCTGGCAGTCAACCTGTCACGCCTTGAGGAGCGGCTGCTGAGCGGGAGGTACAAACCGCGGCCGCACTATGAGTTCTGGATCAAGGACCCCAAGCCCCGGCTGATCCAGGCGCCGTTCCTGGAAGATCGAATCGTCCAGCATTCGGTCTGTAATGCGCTGCGAATGCCACTGCAGCAACGGTTGATTGGCCACACCTACAGCTGCCTGATTGGCCGCGGCACACACCGCTGCAGTCAGCAACTACAGAGCTACATGCGCAACAGGCGATGGAAGTATTACCTCAGCCTGGATATCCGCAAGTTCTTCTACAGCATCAATCACCAGGCGCTGTATTTGGAGATGTGCCGCCACATCAAATGCAAGCCCACCCTGGAGTTGTTGTGGCGCTACATCACGGTGAACGGCGGCGACTGCGGCATTCCGATTGGCGCAAGCACCAGCCAGATCATGGCCAACATGGCGCTCAACCCCCTCGATCACTTCGCTCGCCGCGACCTGGGGCTCACCACCTACCTGCGCTACTGCGACGACATGATCGCCCTGTTCGAGACGGCAGCCGAGGCCCACGCCGCCCACCAGGCGATGGACGCCAGAGTGCAGGAGCTGGGCATGGCGCTCAATAACAAGAGTGGTGTGGGTTGGGTCGATGACGGGGTGGACTGGGTGGGCTACCGGCACTGGCGCAGCTACAAGCTGATCCGCAAGCGCTCGCTGAAGCGCCTGAAGCGCAAGGCCACAGGCTGCAGCCTGGAGACGGCCATGGCCTATCTCAGCCACGCCAAGGACACGGCCAGCCTGAAGCGCGTCGCGGGGCTGCTCTGGAGGGTGAACCCTGAACACCGGCCGGAGATTTATGCCTGGCTTCGGTGCTGGAAGGGTGGCCTACGCTCGGTAATCTGCACGTAGATTCTTCGGTTAAATGCTTGAAGTCGCGTCTGTTGTTGGGGTAGCTGCAACAGGCGCCCTCTGGAAGATGGCCGTAGAGCACGGCTCCATGAAGAGGGGTATGGACGCAATCCTCAATGAGGTGCGTCTGTTGCGGTCTGAATTGCAAAAGGATATTCACCTGTTGGAGGGTGATCTGCGCGACCATGAGGCACGCATCCGCAGACTGGAGAGCGGTCGCTTGCCGGAAGTCAAGGATTAAGTAGGGTTGGCCAAGATGCCAATCAACAGGTGGACCGTATTGCAGACTACGTTGCTCTTGCAGTAGCAATTCATGGTGTGGCCCTGGTCATTGTGAACATGACCCCAACACCGAAAGATGACGAAGCACTGAGCAACTACAGGAGGCTGGCCGTCAAGCTGTATCGCGCCATTGAGGTGTTGGCTGGGATCGTCAGCCCGTTGGTGAAGAGGTGAGTCGCGCAGGCCGGCAGGGCTAAATGATCGTCTTGGTCTGGTAGTTGGGATCCGCCTCGTCCAGATGACATTCAGGCCCAAAGCCGGTGGCTAGCAGCTCATCGGTTAGCGGCGGATCCGGTTGTGGATCACGGGAGCGGCTTTCACGCTCGGCATCAGCGGCTGCCAGGGAGTCCAGCCAGCTGTCGAGGCTGGCCCTGGTGGGCGTTCCCTTGGGCCAGGCCAGCCACTTGATCATTGCCGAGCGCTCGCGGAAGAAGAGCGAGACATCCGGCTTCCAGGCGATCCAGTAGCGGCCGTTCCAGTCGCGGCTGGTTTCGATCCACAGGCCACGTGCTTCAAAGCGTTCGCGCTTCATGGTCGGCAGGTCAGATACCAGCCACCGGAGCCACCGGGCATCCAGCGCGGATTCCAATTCTTGCGGCTGTAGACCACGCCAGCGCCCTTGGTGTTGTTGGCGTACCCGCCGTTGACGAGAGAGGCCTCACCGTTGGGATCGTTCTGGATCCAGGCCGCGGCGGTGTAGCCGATAACGACCGACCAATGACCGCCGCCTGTGGGGGCCGAGACGGGGCCCTTGTGCAGCCACCCGACCGCCACTGGCCGACCGGCATCAATCTCCCGCTCCAGGGCCGCAGGGGTGCCATTGGTGAAGAAGTCAGCCTTCAGGCCCAGGGACCGCAGCGCTGCCAGCTGGGCCTCGGCGGAAGTGCTGTCGCCGTACTTCGCACGAATGGCGTTGTACTGGTCGTCATTGTCAACCTTCCCCCAGAACATTGCCAACATGGCGGCTGAGCTGGAGAAGCACTCGCGGTAGCCAGTGCCGCTCTTGTTGTCGTTCTGGCTCTGCCACCGCACGTTCAGCGGGTTGCGCGAGACGGCTTCGCCCTGGATTGGGCGGTGCTGCTTCATCAGGGCAATCAGCCGGTCTGCGTAGGCCGGGTTGGTGGCGTACCCCTGCCGCTGCAGCTCCCTGGCTGCGGCCTCCCTGCTGGAGGAATTGTTGACGCCCTTGTGGCCGTGCCAATCCCTGTACCAGCGATCAACGAGGTACTGGACGCACTCCTGCAGGCTGCGGAAATCGAGGAACTCATCGGTGATGGTGATGGTCTTCCCGTTCACCACCTCCTGCGTCCGTGACTGGGTGCCTGGCCCCTTCAGCCCGAAGTAGTTGTTGCGGCCACTGGTGTGCTGGCCACTCCCCGACTCCAGGCACCACTGGGCAGCCACCAGCTCAGGGAACTTGGCGCCTGCCGTCGTGGCAGCTTGCTCAACGCCGGCCCAGGTGTTGGGTACATCCTTGACCTCAGCGCGCCAACGCTCCACCCACTCCGCTCCTTCCGTCAGCAGACAGGGATCGGATTGATTGATGTGGTCGCCCAGCAGGCAGATGGCCTTGATCTGGTGCTCCAGGCCTTTGTAGTTGTCCCAGAACTGGAGCCAGCGTTCTGGCGTGAACTGGACTTCCTTCACTGTCATCAGACTCTCAAAAGAAAAAGGGGGCAGTGCCCCCCCCATCACCCTTGGTCTCACCCGTGAACGCTAGGCAATGCTTGCCAGCTGAGCAAGGGGCGGAGTGCACGCAGGAGCAGCCTGCTCTTCCGGTTCAAGGATGATTGCGCCGTCCTCAATGACAACCTTCACGTAGCTGCCAGGCTTCATGTTGCATTGGTCTGTGTATGCACGGGACACAGGCACCAGACCCTTGGGCCCCACCTTCAGCTTGTAGGTGGCCTCCTTGCCAAAGCCTTCAGGGCGCTCGTTGATGACAGGGCCAAGCTCATGACCATTGGCAGCAGCCAATGCCTCAAAGAACTTTGTGCGCTGCAGGCTGAGCTTGCCGGAGCGCTTGGTGACGTAGCCAGCACCCTCGATCACCTTGTCGCGATCATCGCCTTGGCGGTCTGCAAGGTACTCAAGCAACGCTTTGCCTTTGAGTGGAGCCATCGGTAGCACTGTTGAACAGTGTCAACAATAGCTCAATAGAAGCCAAGCCCACCACCTGGCTTTTGATAGCTGAACTGCATTGCGCCTTGTGCACCACTGAGGATGCTGTTGCCAATGATGCTGCCCCAGCTGGGTGCACTCACCGCTGTTGGTGAAATCATCTCTGGTTTCAGGCCCTTGATCGGCTTCAGCGGTGTGAAGTAGGTCTGCTCCCGGTACGGGATGCTGGCCTGATCCACCACCTGTTGGGTCTGTAGCTGCAACGAATCCAGTTCACGCTGGTATTGCTTGTTGGCCAAGCCAAAGCTGGGGATCGTCAGCTTCTCCATTTGCTGCTGCGTCAGGTTGTAGTCAGCCTGGTACCGCAGGTTGGCAAACTTCATCTTCTCGGCTTCATCCTGAATCTGCAGTGACACCTGCCCCAGCTGCTTGGCAACGTCACTGTTCATCGTGCGGTTCATCAGGTCCATGCGCAGGCTGCGGTCCTGGCTCTTCACCACCAGCTCCCCATAGGCGCGACCCAACTGCTTGCCTGCATCCATCGCGAGGCGTTGGGCGGTGGCACCTCCGCCCTGCCTGACGATGCTCCCGCCCTTGGCCTCAGCGTCTCTGGCCATGGCGGCGAGCTGGTTGATTTGCCAGCCCAGCTGGTCACGCTGTTCCTCAAGCGCCATGCTCCCAAGCAGCTCCTGGCTTTCCCCGGTCATACGGGAAACGATTGCACTGCTCTGCAGCACGGACTGGTTGATGTTCCCCAGGTATTGCCGCAACGTCTCAGTGCTCTCTGCCCCAAGCTTGTTGGTGGCATACATGTATTCCATCCCAACCTGCGTACCCCGCAGGGCTTCCTCAGTTACGAACTTGTCGTACAGGGCGCCACTGTTGATCTCTAGGTTCCGCTGCGCTGCTGCGATCAGCTTGGCGTTGTAGGCCTCGTAATCAGACTTGGCCTGACGTTCGTTGAAGCGCAGCTGCTCAATGCGCGCTTTGTCCCATTGCCACTGGGCCAGGTCTGTGGCGTTCTTGATTTGCCACTCTTCTTTTGCACGCTTGAACTGAGCCTTCGCCTGCTTCTCTGCCGCCTCGTTCTGAGCCGCAGCAGCAGCCCGCTGCGAGGCGCCACCAAGCACGGAGCTGCCGATGCCAAGGACGCCACCAATAATTGCTCCCCAAGCCATCAGCCCAAGCTCCGCGCACGATCACTGTAGTTTCCTTCCCACGATGCACCAGAGATCGTGAGTGGCAGCCATGAGTCACTCTCGATGCTCACAGTGCACTCCGTGTTCCGCGAATGTACTGGGACTCGGAAGCTACCTGTATCAAGCACAGTCGCTGCCGTATCTAATTTGTTGTTCTCTACGTTGAGCACACGTGCCCAGAACTGGTGGCGGCTGTCAACACTGCGGTTTTGACGGCGAACAATCACGTCGTACCTGCCGCTTTCGCTGTGATGGACCGTCCATGTCGCGACTTGCAGCCGACCGTTGAGGTCACCGATCACGCGCTGACGGGCCTGGTCTCGGCTTGGCTTGTAGGCCGGCGTGAACTCATACTCAAACTTGTAGCGACGACCGATGGCCAGCTTGTCCGTGCGCCAGTCGCCTCGAATTGAGCAAACGATCTGGTTGCCAGTGCTGGCCGTCCCAACGACAAGGGAACGGCTGCGGGCATTGTCATAACGAACAACGGCGTCCGTCGTGCCCTGCATTTGATAAGGCAGGGTGAAGGTGGTGACGTTGGTTTCTGAGTTATACGCAGCCACTACGTTGTTGTTGACTTCAACGTCTGCATTGCACTCGGGGAACAGCACCAGCCTGTCGAGATAAATCTGTGGATCTACGGTGTCGTCAAGCTCTTCTGACTCAATGTAAGTGGTGTATGTGCCATCGGCATACGTCATGACAAGCCAAAGCTTGTTGTCGAAGAACCGGGCCCAGCGGATGTCTCCGTCAAACTCCCAGGTGCTCCAGCTGGCCTGCTGCTTGTACAGGCTCCCCTGCCCTGACTGCCACAGGTACTTGTAGACGTAGAGCTTCTTGCGGTTGTCAGGTGCAAGGCACACGAAGTAGTCGAGGCTCTCTCCCACATCCCACGATGTAGCCAGGCCAGTGATGTACTTGGGCGCATTCAACGTAATGTTGAGGCTGCCCCCAAGGTTCAGGCCCAGCCTGCGCTGTTGCGTGTCGAAGAACTGGTACTCCCTGAACCCTGTGTACCCATACTCATTCGTGGCGAATACAACGTTCGGGCCCGCGATCTTTGGTCGCAGGCTTGGGTTCATCTCAATGTTGCTGAGCCGCAGGCACACAGCTGTCTTGGGCGTCAGCACGTCTGCATCAGCAGGCCGCACCTGGAACTGAGACTTCCCGCTGAAGACCAACAGACTCTCGTCAATTGGCAAGATCCAGTTCAGGTCAGTGCTCGTCTCCGAGACGGCCCGCACGTCAATCGGATCGGTGTCCAGCACCTGGCTGGACGTGTCTCCGAAGAAGTTGAAGATCTGGTCCACCTCGCTCAGGACAACCGATTCACCAGCCGCAACCACGTACCGGCTTCTGAACAGGCCGTGGTCCTTAATGGCCTTGCCAATGAAGCTGGGCGTGGGGACAGAGATCTCATCGCCTGCAGTCCGCTCACCCCAGAGGGGGAAGGTGAAGCTGTGGGTGGTGCCACCGACCGTGATGGAGCGCGTCGCTCCGTCCGCAGGGCCAACAAAGAAAACGCTCGGCGCCTTCCTGTAGAAGACCAACGGCAGGGTGTCAGCGTTGAGCTTGTACTTGATCCCAGGCGAGGGGGCCTCCTGCCATACACCGTCGCCAAAGGTCGATGAGTCACGGGTGACAAACTTCACCCAGTAGTCATCGTTGGTTGTGTTGGGGCTGCCATCGACACGGATGGCGAAGCCGTTGGTAGCAACAGTCGGCAGGCCGATAAAGCTGGATGTCACTCCCTTAAATGATCTGGCGAGTGAATTACTGCGGGAGTCGGAAAGGTTGATGGTGAAGTCGGTGTTGTCTGTCTTCCTGACATGGACAACGCTGCCGACACGGGTCGCAGTAAAGCCAGACGCTGCGTTAATCCGCGTGGTCAGCTCAGATGCAACAGTGTCAGTGCTCAGCGTGTTGACCGTATCCGTTGCCTTGGGCGTGGTGAAAGGAGTGAGGTCTGTCCCGTTCAGCTTGACGGTGTACGTCACCTCGTAGTTGACGCCTTGCACGAAGAGCAGCGCTTCGTACTTCTGTGCCGGAGTTGTCGCCGCATCCATTGCGGTGACCTTCTCGCGATTCAGCAGCAGGCCGAACGGGCCGTTGTTGATGAAGACATACTTGCCCTCAAGCCCTGACGCGTTGTACAGGTAGCTGCCGCTGGTGCCATTCACCTCCTTTGCGCCGCCAGTCCCCGTCACAGCAGTCAGCCCAGAGCCGTGGACATCCACATCGCAGCTGATCCCGTCACGCAGGACCTGGACCCTGGCATTGCCGCCAGTGTTGTACAGGAAGACGTTGTACCTCTCACCTGTCGTGATCGGCATCGTCTCCAGGAAGAAGTCAGTGACCGGCGTTGCGCTGATCCTGCCCACGTACTGAGTCGGTCGCCTCTTGCTAAGTCCGCTGACAGGCGAACTCCAGCCGTTGACCTGCCGCTGGCCTTGCCCCACCTGTCGCAGGTGAGGAGGCTGCTGGCTGACGCCTTGGGTCAACGTGTCGATGCTCCCCTGCACCAGCGATGCAGGAGGGTTCTTCGGGGCATTGAGGCGAGACTTCCGACGCATTAGACGCTCCTGAAACGCATCCCCTCAGCAGGGATGAAACCTGTCCCTTGACCCATGCCGCGGTCGTTGCCCCACAGCAGGTTGTTTTGCATCCCACGCTCCTCGCCACGAATCAGCATGGCGCGGGCGTACTCCTCGTCCTGAGCGGTGTACACGTAGATCGCGTTGCTGTTCAGGTAACGGTCGCTGAAGATGCGACCAGCCCGAATCACGATGTACTGCTGGGCCACGTGAGGCAGCTCTTCCCAGCCCAGCTGGTACACAACGCGGTCAATGACCAGTGCCTGTGTGGCGTTGGCACCAAAGGCAAACGTGCGCTTCACGCGGTCGTACACCTTGTTGCCACGTTGCACGTACTGCCCGTTGGGGTAGCGGCTGGGCGAGAAGATCGCGGCAAGCGTGTTCGACTCAAGCAGGTACTGGTTCTGGTTGTCCTTCACGACAGGGACATCGTGATCGGTGTTCCAGTTCCAGCCTTCCGCCTGAACGTCACGACTCACCTCGGTCAGGGTGCGCCTGGCCAAGGTGGAATCCGTGATCTCATTCACCGTTGTATCGCTCAGCCTGTCAATTGGTGACTCACCAATGATGCTGAGCAGAATGTTGACGGCTTCTAGCTCTGTCATTTGCGGGTCTTGGTGGTGACGGGGGCAGGCTCAGCGGCAGGCTCTACAGCAACGGCTGCTTCGTCGGTGCTGGCAAAAACGACCTGGGGTTGGATGGCGCCAGGATCAGTGATCACAACAGCAGGATCCCAGTCCTTCAGCTCAACCAGATCAGAGGGTTCGCTGCTGTCGCCGTACAGGTTCAGTGTGATGGCCATGAAAAAGAGGGGCATCTCTGCCCCTCAGTTTGCCAGTGAGAATCGCGATGAGCGAATCAGAGGCTGTTGTAGATCTCGCAGATGGCCTCGGGACGCAGGTAGCCGAAGCCACAGGCGTACTTAGCAACCATCAACGTAGACTGGTACATCACGTTGTAGTCGTTGCCGGTCATCTGCATTGACAGATCACGCAGCTTCAGCACACCAACCGCGCCTTTCTGGAAGGCCAGCATCCGGGTCTGGGTCATGTTCACAGAAGACAGAGCAGTGTCTGTGCCTGCGAACGTGAAGCCCTGCTCGCCAGTCTTAGCAGTGACGTTGCCCTGCTTGATGTGGTTGGAGCTGTAGATGCTGAATCCAGCCAGCTGTGCGATCTGGCCCTTGCTGTAAGAACCATTCTCGCCTTGCTGGTTGAAGTCGAAGTTCACAGCACGGCTCGACTGGATCAGGGTGTAGTACACCTCAGGCGAGCAGACCAGAACACGACCGTCAGAAGGCACATCCTTCTCGTCCAGAGCACGGGCAGCAGCAAACACTGCAGCCACGAAGTCGTCGGGAGTAGGAGCGGCTTTGTTGATGTCCACCCGAGTGCCGGTCCGGAAGGGATCGTCGGGAGACAGGCCGGTGGGCAGGTTGGCAGTCAGGTCTCCAGTGGAGACACGGGCGCCCATGGTCAGCACACGAGCAATGCGCTTGTCGTACTCACGGGCCAGGGCGTTGCCCAGTTCCTTCGAGTAGATGCTGCGAATGTCGTAGAAGTTCTTGGCCTCGTCGAGGTCGTACAGAGCGGCGTCTGCAATCAGCAGATCGTCGATCTTGATCACGACCTCGTTCTGGGCCATGTTGCCCTGGCCTTCGATCATCTTCCCAGGGGTATGGAAGCGCCCTGTGAAGCGCCCCGTCACTGGGAACTGTGCGCTCTTGCCGTTTTGGATGGTGCGCTCTTGAGCCAGCCCCTTGAAGATGCAGGAGCGCTCGAAGGCAGTGATCACCTCTCCGCTGAAAACCTTCAGGAAGAGGGCGTTGTCTTGGGCCCAGGTGCCAGTCGCGTTGTTAATCGCGCCAGCTCTGGACAGGGTTGCGTCGGGTGCAGCCACCGTCTGTCTCCTAGTTGATGGATGGTTTGTTGCTGATAACCACCGAGGCTTACGCCTTCACCAACGTCGCTTCACAGGGGTGTCGGCGCACCGGGCCCTGAGGCAGATCACTGGTTGGTTGATCTGCCTCTACTTATAACCCAGTGTCAACGAGGTTGGAACACGTTGCTCACGGCAATGCGCTTCTCCACCTCTTTGATGTAGGCCGGATCGGGATTGTCCCCTGAATAACGGGGGTCCTTCATGGCAGCTACAACCTGAGCCTCTGACTCATAGCCGCGCACCTCATTGCTTGGTGCACGCCCGCCAGTCAGCCGTGGCTCATAGCCGTTCTTCATCATGAAGTCATACTGCAGGCCCTTCAGCGCATTCATGATTGCGCCTTCATCAGCAGCAGCCAGCGCTTGGTTGTATGCGTTGGTCCGCTCGGCCGGCAGGTTCTTCGCAGCCCAGGTCGCTAGGCGCTGGTACTCCGCCTCTCCACCCACCTGCTCAAAGATTGACTGTTGGATGGACGCGGCCTTGGCGGGGTCAATAGGCCCTGGATCAGCACCAGTCTCTGCCTCCTCTGGTTCACCAAAGTCGGCTTGCTGCTCGGGTGCTGGATCAGCTTGGTCTGCTGCAGGCTGTCCATTCTTCAGTCGGGTGTACTCCCGCTGCAGATTCTGGTAGGCGGTGGCGAGGTCTTCAGTTGACTGGTACTTCCCCAGAATCAGCTCAGGGTCTGAGCCTTGCCCAGTCGCCTCATCGACCAGCTCGGCTCTCGCCGCGTCAACACGAGCAGCCTCCTCCGCCCCGCCACTAGCTTCGTATGAAGCAACAGCGTCTTGACCAGTAATGACTTCAGGCATCAGTATTCAAAGCCATTGGTAATGATCATGTAGCCACCGCTGGGAAGGAGCTCCGCGTGTTGCCCCTTCTTCAGCTG